TTGGCACCGGCACTTCCCGGAGCAGTCATGGCTGTAGTACTATTTGTACTTAAAAGAATCAGGTTCTCATCTGTAGTATCTATAGTTACCTGAGAAGCACCATCAAAAGAGCCGGCATTGTTATACTGTACTTGAGTAGTTGCACCTCCCGGAGGAGTTGAACCACTTGCTGCATTCAAAGTTGTACCTGACAAACTTAGATTGGTTCCCAGGGTTATTTCCTCAATAGCTCCTGAAGATGCAGTTCCCCGACCTAAAAGTTTGTTAGTATTCTGAGTAAGGCCGGAAGTTGTTATAGAACCTGTCGGTACTTTTGCACTAAAGGTACTCCAGTCGGTAGAAGAAAGATAGCCGTTTGTAGATGCACTGGCTTGTGTAATACTAAATACACCGGCACCATTGTAAGACAAAGGAGGATTTGCAAACAAACTGGAAAAGGCTACAGAATTTGCAGCTATGTAAGTTCTTACCGCTTTTTCAGAAGGTACAAGAAGATCACTATTTGCCGCCAGCAACGGATCAGTATCTATTGGTACCCCTTTAGTTGTTCCTTGTGCCATTACCTAATTTCTCTGAATTTTATTGATCCGTAGCAGTTTTGTGAACCAGAAAATGATGTAGCTTTTAATGTCAGTGTACCCATTGCTCTATGTAATCCTGCTGCATCTAAAGTTATTGGATAACGTGATATGATTGCTGTATTTGTAACGGTTTTAACCGAACCACCCGATGCAACATAGCCACCATCTATTACAATAGCAGGACTACCACTAAGTGTTCCTAATACATTATATTCACTACTACTATAATTTGTATTTACATCATTGTATGTAGTTGTTCCGGTAATAGCTTGACCAATACAAAGTTGCCATTGGACAGCCTGGTTACCCGCATTGTAAATCTCTACATCTATAAAAGCTACTCGTGATCTATTGGTAATACCATTAAAAGTTGTTCTTGGTCTGAGACTAAGCATATGTGTACCACCTGTTCCTACGTTCACTGGACCTGAATCCTGTTGAAAGGTATAACCATATACGTTAATGTCTTCAGAACCACCTTCAGATATTACAGCAGAGCAGATAAAATTCATGGTTGTACTTACAGTACCAGTACATGTCATACCACATCTTACCGGTAAGTTCACCGTCTGAGCATATGGATAGATAAAAGTGTTAGCATGTAAAAACTCATGTGCATATATAACCTGTCCACCAATATCAAAACCAACCCTTACTCTACCTACGTACAGTGCCTGAATATCTATAACAAGTATTTGAGTCTTTGTTACATCCAGTGTAATACCACTTGCACCTGTACCATCCAAAGGATCAATGTTCCAAGAAGATTGTGTTACAGTCTCATTTCCTGCACTGCTTCCTGAGTAGATAACAAATTGCTTTGTTGTACCATTAAGTTGAAACTCAATTCCGTTTGTACCATCAGAATAACCGGCAAATTTTAGTGTATTTGCTACACCACCAAGCATGTTGAAGGTAATAAAAATAAGCTGAGATCTACCTGGTTGATATGGAAGATACTCAAAGCTTTGCATGTATGCTTTTCCTCCTGTAGGAGTAGATGCAAAAGTCAATAATGCATATCTGTTTGTACTATCAAAAGTAACAGTTGCCCCTGTCCCATTAGTTATTGGTTCATATATAACAGGAGCAAGATCGTAAGTAAACTGAGAGTTGTGTAGAACCAGAGGATTCGAAACTCTTAATCTACTAAAAGCATCAAGGTTTGCACTATCTGTAATAGTTACACCCGGACTAATTATACTGTATCCTGAATAGCCTTGTGCCATGATTATGATATTTCTGTTCCAAACAATTGAAAAGACAAACTTGCATTACCTGAATATATTCTTACAACATCAGTTGCAGCCAAAGTTACACCTATTGTTGCAATGAATGTATCGTTGCCGGCAAGTGTTACATCGTAATAAAGATAATCCTTATTAGCAGTAACACCACCGCTCTGAGAAATACTTACTCTAAAAGTTGTTTGAGTAGCACCTCTGTTACAAATAATGATTGAACTACTTATAGTAGAGGTAGCTGCCGGAACAGTATACAAAGTTGTTTCTGTTGTAGCAATTGGAGAAGATTGTCCTAATATTTTGTATACGTTCATTTTTTTTCTAACTTTTTACTTAAATTATGTCCCCAATTTTTTATATGACTTGGTTTTTCTTTATTAAATGTATGTTTATAATGACAGTCCATACAAAGAGTTTCACAATTGTCAATATCAAACCTTAGCTCTGGAAACTTTGACCATTCTTTTATATGGTTTACTTGTAAATATCCTCCTTTTTTATTACAATGTTTACAAGAATAATTATCTCTTTCAAATATCAATTTTTGTAAAGCTGCTCTAAATATTCTTCTATCTCTATAATTTTCTGAATATTTTGAATTTTCTTTTCTTTTACCTAAACTATATTTATTTCCAGTATGAGCTTTTATTAACCCTTGTTTTCTTTTTTCTTTCTCTTCTTCAGTCCATGTTCTTTTCTTAGCTCCTTCTGACATTTTTTGTTTAGTTTCTTCAGAAGGTATCCACCCTTTACGAGATTCAGATATTTTTTTATAGGAGCATTTTCTACAAACCCTATGACTTCTATCTCCTCTTACAAACCTTTCGATCCCACAACTTGGACAATTGCATTTTATTTTTGTAGTTTTTGCCATAATTATGCACCCATTAATAAAAATTGTTGTTCATATGCTGATCCTGATCCCGAGCCACTTGCAGTTAACGTACCACCACTAAGAGTAAGACCGGAACCTACAGTAATCTCTTCCATAATACCTGTGCCGGCAGTACTTCTACCAACCAACTTATTGGTATTCATGGAAGTAGTTATGGTACCGGTGGTTGTTATCGGGCCACCTGAAATCAGGCCGGCAGTATTTACTTGAGTAACTGTACCCGTACCTGCACCACCTGCTGCACCACCGATCATCTGCCATTCGGCACCGTCATAGTAGATATAAAGAGTTGATATCCATGTCTTTGTACCACTGCCCAAATTCCGGTTATACATAAAGTACCCGGCAGGAGGAGTTGCTGTCAGATCCGTAGTTACAATCTGATAGCAATCCCCTAAAGTACCAACACCATCTGCAAGAGATGGTGTGTTAGTGGTGGCATACCAAAACCCTAATCGGTTTAGTACTGGTAAAGACATTTATTAGAGTTTTATTAAAGTACTCAATTAGTTACTATGTTCCGCATTTTGATTTAGTGCTTGCATTTTGTTATAGTTATCCATATCATCAGCAAGAATTGCTGCACCTTCATCAATAATAGTCTCTATTACGTTATTTGGAAACTCACATTCTACACCACCTCCCGGAGGTACAATCAATCCTGTATCAGGATCGGTACACCCAACTATCTTTATGTGAGCAGGTCTTCTGTAATAAGTAATTGCAGGATTTACAACATCAAAACATTTGTTTGTGTATATCCTAAACTTTCCATTTATAACAGTAGCAACTGTTTCGGCCCATTCATAAGAAGGTTGCCTGTTCTTATCCAAAAGCACAAGGTCGATATCCGCTTCCTCACCCAAAAAGATTTTCAGCTTTCTCGGTGGACAGCAATCTCCGGCCTGGGCCTCAGCACTTATTCTTGACCATTCAACATAATCGCTTGGTACATCACATTCCCAATAGATGCCCTGGTTAACCATTGTAAGAGGTGCCTGATTAAGAATGATCTGAAGCTTGTCTATGCTCCTGATTGATCCTTCTGCAGTACTCTTAGTTTGGTTAATACCCTGCAACTGCCGGGATACCCAAGCATCCATGGCTTTGTTAAAGGCTTCAGCTACCATCCAACACTCTATGTTTCCATAGTCGTTGGATGATAGCTTGTTAAGCCTTTGCTGGAATTTTACCTGTAATAACTCGTTGGTCATCGGTTAACACATTTTTCCTTTTTTCGGTTTCGGTGCCGGCATTGGTGCTGGCTTTTTTCCTTTTGCCATTTTATGTTGATTTAAGAGGTTACTTCACCCACTCCTCTTCAACTTTGTCCGTAATACTTGTAAGGACATCGTTGTTAAGAGGATTTTGTAAAAATCTCACTACATCACTGATACTCTTACCCATAGGAGTTCCGGTAGCATTGTAGTAAAGCTGACCATCTGTCTTATAAGTCAAAAGTTGCATTTCTGTAGAATCCTTCACAATAGCCTGAACACGTAATTCTGCCAATGCTTGTTTAGAGTATTCAATGAATTTCTCAGCAGTCATCTTTTTATTCTTGTCTACTGTTTCACCATTGATGTACTTATCACAATCATCGTACATAATATCATTTGGAGTAGTCTTTCTGTAACTCAAAGAGTTCACTGCACAAAGCTTTGTAATGTAGAAAAGCTTTGTCTGATCCTTATCATACAGTTTCTGAAGTTCTGCACCGGCCTGGTTACGGAGTTTCTTAAGTTCAGTCTTAATGCTTGCAGTTTCTTCTTCTTTATCCAGATACCATTTTGGTGGCTCTACTGCGTTTCTTGCAGCATCCATAGAAGGAGCGACACACAGGAAACCACCGGCCTGGATAGCATATATCAAAATAAGATCATGTGGATTCTTTGGATCGAGATAAGTTGTACTGTTTGAGCACTTGATCTCTACACTATCCCAATACGTAGGGATACGATTTTTCTTATCGTCAAACTTGTCCGGAGCCTGTGAGATAAACATTGTTACCTTACCCCAGAATGTATCTGACAATTTACCGGTAGCTTTTCCTTTCTCGTCATACTCATCAATATCCTTTTCAGTAAGTGTAAAGTTACCGGCCAGGGAGTTCTCAAGAAATACTACAGTCTTACGGATGTCTCTGATAACAGCTTCTTTCTTTTCCGGATCTTTAATGTTCTGTACCTCAGGTGCTAATTCATTAAGACCTGTCAGATAACATTTGATTCCATTACGTTCTACGAGACCCAAAAGCTCTTTGTGTTGTGCACCATCGGCTACAACCATATCATACTTTTCAAGTCCTGCATTTGGCAATCCACTGATGTAGGGTTTAATGCTAACCCTGCTACCTGTTTTGATATTCATTTTATTTAGTTTGTTGGTTCAAGTTAAATGTACAACAAAAGTACGAATTTTCAAAATAATATAAACAAAAATGGTGTAGTCTTTTGAACCACACCATTTTGATATATATAATGAACAAGTAGAATTACAGAGAGTAACCTGTGATTGGGTTCTTAGCCACAATCTTCAGCAACCTTGTAGGGTCCATTACAACCAGAGCACCTTGCTTCTGGAACATTTTCACCTTGTAACCATTGAAGTCACCTGAAGACTGGAAGCCTTTTGTACGGCCCATGTAGTCTGCAGTACCGTTCTGGTACATCCAGTGGAACTCGTGATCGTGCTTGTCACGGAGCATTTTGATGTTATCTGTACCACGATCAGTTACGTCAAAGATGATGTAGCTGTAAGATGACAGACGGAAACCGTTGATGATCGGATTCTCGATCTCGTTAGCCTCCACGTTGTCAAACGCAGGGTTGATAACAAACTTCAGGTTTGCCAAGAATGGAATTGTGTACGATGTGAAAGCGTAACCGAAGTCCAAGTCAAGAGCTTCACCCTTGATAGCACCCAGCTCGTGAGCGTTCTGTACCAGACCAGAGTTGATAGCAAACTGCTGAATAGCTTTGTTCATCTGCTGCATACCGGCCAGACCAGTCTGAACAATCAGCTTACGCTTAGGATCAGGACCGTCAAAGTTCACCTTACCGATGTAGTAGTTGTAGATTTCAGAGTTGAACATGTCTGTACTGAAAGTACCAACATTGTACACTTTCTTGTAACCGTTGTCAGACTGGATCCACAGACCTGTAGAGAATCTCAGATCATCCGGACCATCCTGCTGAACACGACCACCTTTACCCCACATAAGGTAAGTTTCGAGGTCTGTAGTTACTTTCTTGATAGCCTGACGCTCAATCTCAGTGATGAACGCTTTGCTGATCTGACCTTCTTTCATTGCTTTCAGCATACCTACCTGGCCCAGACGAGTTGAGATGTCTTCCAGAGTACGGAGTGATGGATCAGCACGAAGAGATGGATCGTTAACTTTCCAGATCTCAGTTACCGGAATACCGCCTGTATTCTGACCGTTACGCATCATTGCATCAGCTCTCTGAGTGATGTGGTAAGAAGCATTCGCTTCAGCGTTACCCAGGATGTTATAGAACTCCCTGTAGCCGGCACGAGATACAACGTCATCCCAACGCTCACCGTATTCACCACGACCAGACGTTACACGGAATACTTTGGTACCAGGTACCAGGTATTTGTTATCCAAATAAGCAGCAGAGTTGTTGTTGATCAGTTTACATGTGTAAACAAACTCGTTGTTACCCATAGAAACGATTGGATCTTCAGTTACCCTGAACTCCAGACCACGATATTTATCGAATGTCAGGACTGCAGTATGACCATATTCCCTACGGTTCAACACGATACGGAAAGACCTTTCAGCCAAACCTTTCTTACCGTCCTGTGGGTCAATGTCACGAGTGATCTGAGGAAGATCGTTTGCAACCGGTGTCTGCCATGTGTAACGACCACGAGGATCATCTACATCAATGGTATTACCTTTACCAAAGTTAGAGAATGCGTACAGGGGCATCTGTGCAACCTGTGTGTTAGCCCAAAATTCGATGGGACCGAGATCGGTAGGTTTCGCATCCTTCATCATATTATACAAGTGATAGGAGTCGTAGTTCGAGCCTATCTCGTACACGTTATCACGAAGTGCGATACCATTGTTTAAAACTGGAGTACTCATTGTTTATTTATCTATTTTAATTGTTTACAAAATTGTTTATCGTTCAAATAAGTTTTTCGGTTTGATGAGCTTCTTTTTACTTGACTTAGTTTCTTCAACATCATCAACACTATAACTACCATTGTTCTGCAGTTGTTCTGTTTTTAACTTTTTTACTGTTTCAGTAACTGCAGCATTTTTACCTTGTTGCCTTATACTGTTTCTATATCCATCCGGATCGGCCAGCAGATATGTTACTTCTGCAAGTAATTCAAAATTTGGTTCAACGTACTGGATCCTATCCAACATGTGTCCCAAAAGGTTTGTTGCTTTACCTGATGCACTTGGATAAGCAACATTGGTAAGACCTTCATAAAGCATAGCTTGTGTTTTTCTATCAAGCTTTATTCCATTCAGATCACCTTTCTGAAGAGCCTGGCCAACATTCGATACATACATCTGAGCAGCTTCTCTTTGTTGACGATTGAACTCTGCCTGTTGTGCAAGCTGATATTCAACCTGCTGTTTCTGCATCTGATCCAGCTTTGGTTTAAAATCCTTAGCTTTCTTTTCAAGACGATTGCTTTCTTTCCAGTTAGCTATTTCCTCTTCAATCTCATCAGATGTACCAAAGTTTGTTGCCTGTAGATAATTTCTGGCTATGATAATTTGACCATCTTCATCCTCAGGATCTAACTCCCTTACCTGCTCAACCCTTGCAAGTGCAGCAAACAGACTCTTCATGTCCTGTCCACCTTCCAGTGCATACCTTGCAGCATATTGCAGCTCTTCCGGTAATGCTTCAAAGAACTCCTGTGGGGTGCGTTCAAGAAGTTCTCTCTCCTTGGACTCCCAATTTGCATCAAGCATTTGATGCAGTGTTTTTTCAGATTGCTTTGAAAGATACTCGTCAAGACTTTGTTTCTTTTCATCCCAATCCTCAAAAGCAGAAAACTCTCCTGCTTCTATCTTTTCTTTCAGATATCCTGCCAGGGCATTCTTATCTGATTTTGGTCTTCCTGTTCCGCTTTGTGTACTACCTCCATTCTCATCGTCATCATCTTCATCATCCTTGCCTATCGAATCCAGAATCTTGTTAGCTTCTGTTTCATTGACAATTGGTTTTGCTTTAGCGGGTTCATCTTCAGACTTTGGATCTGTGACATCTTCAGTTTTGTTTGCTGGCACCGGCTTATCCAAAAACGACATGTCATTATCATTACTCAAGATATTTGGTACCTTGGATGTAAGTACATCTCCTGTATCTACACCCGGGAACAATTTGTCAAGATCTACAACTTCTGTAGTTACTGTAGTTTGCATTTATATTTATTTGTTGGTTCAATATTAATATACAATAATCTGGGACAAGAAAAACATTCTATGTTTAGAAAAATGCACTCTTAGCTTTTTTTGTTTTTGTCCTTAACTTTATTGTTGATTTTTGCTACTTGTAACTGAGCAGTGGTTCTTTTGGACTGTTCAGCTATCTTTTGTCTCTGAATGTCCAAATAAGTTTGCTCAAGTCTGGTATCTGTAATATGTTTATCTCTTTCCAGATTCATCTTATCAGTAGACTGACGTTGTGACTCAAGAAACTTCATATTATCCAGGTAGTCATTTTGTTCATTCTTGTTTATATCCACTGCACCAGAGAAACCGGCAGCTCTAATTTCAGCTTCTTGAATACGAGTATCTCTATCAAGCTGTTTCTGTTCGGCTTCAAATTGCTGCTGTTGTTGTTGCATTTGTGCCTGATGCTCCTGTTCAGCTTGTTGAGCTTCTTGTTGTTGACGTGCCTGATCTTCTTGTTCCTTCTGATGACGAAGTTCCATAGCCTTAAGGCCATTTTCAAGATCAACCATATCATCAGCTTTGATTGCCCTAATTCTGTCCCAAAGAGTTGCATTGCTAGTATTATCCTTAAGCATCATCTGTTTAATGTTCTCAAGAATATTACGCATACCAACCCTGGTATGACAACTTACATTAATATCTCTACCTACAAGATCTTCTCCATTCAACATAAACAATACCTTTTCTTCATCCTTAGTCACATATTGTAAACGCAAGGATGGTTTTGTTGATTGGTAGAATTGGGCCAGGTCAGTTCTCATTTGGTGAACTCTTGGCATTAATTCATCTGAGTGCTGGATAAAGTACTGTTCTGTTTGGGCATATGAAGCAGCAATAGCTTGTTCTATACCGGTAGCTGTTTGTGATTGATCTATAGGTGTACCCATACGTTGAGGATTCAAACCTATAGATGCAAGTGCTTCTTCTTTAATCCACTGAGCCTGTCTGATCTTTGACATGATCCTTTCATGCTGACTCATGTCTATTTTCTGGAAAGGCATTTGTTGAATAGCAGTTTCTGTATTCAGGATAGAAGTATCTATCGGAATCATTGAGAAGTTCTTAGCTGCCAGGTAAGCCTTTTGGATATTGTTCTCACCCCAATCCTCACCCATTGAGTTCTTAGGCAGTGTCCTTTGGTCAAATACTATAATGGTACCAAGCTCATCTATTTGAATATCCTGTATCTGGTTCAGTACCATGTTGTAACCTACCTGATATGGTTTTAATCTATCTACTAAGGATTTGCTCTGAGTATTGTAATCATTAAATACACGACCTTCTACCGGTAGTTTGCAACCCCAGGTTGTTTTACTACCTTTAAATTGATATTTGATTCTACCTGGAATACCTCCGGTCATACCAACATACATGGGGGCAAAACCAGAAGGGTTATTCATCCCTATAAAGCCAGGAATATTGGGGCCGATCTTGTATCCTCCCCAGGTTTCGTTCATCCAAAACCAATCAATATGTTCTCCAAAAATTAAGTTGTCTTTACTTTTCTCTTTGAAAACCAGTGTGTTATATAAAGGCTTGTCTGTTATTTTATAGCTTTCATCAACTATTTCTTGGATGACCATACCTGTCTCATCTATCTTAGTCAGGTGACCCATCATACGTTGAGTCTTCCAGTAGATAGTTGCTACCCTTACAAGGTAAGCTGAGTCAGTATCCTGAAGATCCTCATTCTCATCAAGGATCCATCGTATAATATCACCGTTACTTTTATGTGTGTTGTAAGCACTCATAAACTGTCTCATGCCTACACCCGGGCCCTGAGTATTCCATTCATATGACATGGTAGGATCATAAAATGCACCACTCTCATTACCTAAACCGGTCTGAGTGTACATTGCACCACGAACAGGATACAGAGAGTTAAGTGTTTCCATCTGGTCCTGGCTCATCATCCATCCGTATTTGTCAATAACTTCTGGTACTGTCATAAGGGTAATCATACCTACCCAAGCAGCATCAGACATGTATCTGACATTAGGAGACTTACGGTAAAATACCTGGGTAGGATTCCATGTCTCTAAAACATAGTCATCTTCTCCCATAACAAAGTGCCAATACTCCCTATCAGTTATAAGAGAGTTTCTGAAGTTTTGGCGTTCCAGTTCTTGCATTGAGAACCTGTCATTGTCAACTGCCATTTGATGTTCGGCCCATTCAGCATAAATAGAACGATAATCTTTTGCATAAAATCTTTGAATCTCCGGCAAACTTTTAATTGCCTGAGGATTCATCATTTGTTGAGCTTCTTCAGATTCAGGATCCATGCCCATTTGTTGCAAAGCAAGTTGTTGTTTTAGTGTAGCTTTTTGTAAAAGTACCTGCTCAACATCTTTATACTTTTCTTGTAACAACTCATTAGCACTTTGTTCATCCCTCATTTCAAAAGTTATCCGAGAATACCTTTTAGAAAACTCATTGGTAAGAACATCAACAACAGTAGGGATAATAGGATAAAACTTCAATTCAAGAGCAGAGACATCTTCTTTTATCAATGGTTCAATTACTTCACTGTAGTCACTTTCTGCTATGATATAATCACTTTTTTCAATTTGTGCATTAGCCAGCTTATAGTTCTTCAGCATTTTACCTGCAGTCCGTTTGAGTTGCCTCATGCCAGTCCATTCAATATAGTCCATTACCTGAGCCGTCCATTGCTGATCCTTTTCTTTCATCGGCAACATCTGGTAAGGCTGGTATATACCACCAAGGGTTTTGCCATATAAAGGCTCAACCTTTGCCCCGGCCTTTAGCTGCATTGCATTTAAAACTGCCATATACGAATAACTTTATCTTATCTAATATTTTTAAATGGGTTTCTATTGGCCCTTAACATGTTACCATTGCCGGCCCTACCAATATTTTGAAATAATGGTCTATCTGCCCCTTTAAATGTAACAAATTTTGACGGATTTTCCAATTTATCATCTGATCTTTCGATTTTCTTTCTCATTCTACCTGAAGCCTGAAGGATCTTTACAAAGGTCATAAGTAGTGCATAAGAGATAAGTCGGTCAGCGTTCATACCAGGTTGGTAAAGCTGCATCTCCTTTAAGATCATAGGGTCCGTTATTCTTTCTACACCATAATGTATCCGGGTAACATTTCCTTCCTGATCTCTTTCCTCATACATTACTTCTGATAAAGAGTTGACAGCATACTCCAAAAGAACCTTCCAAAGCCTGGGTGTCATGGTAATACCGTACCTTTCATTACCACTAAGTTTAATATCAAGCTCTTTGTCAAAAATCATCTCATCCCTAAAGACCAGATACTTCTGACGTTTTTTGGATCTCATGTAGTTGATGAAACCCGGCTTGTTGTTTTCACACAATGCTCTGGCATTATAGTATTCAACTAATCTTGATATGTACTCATTGGTTTCATTAGGGTCATCAAAACGACCACACCAGAATGCTACAATTTTTCCACCCTCTATGTGTGTAGTAAGTTTTACCTCTGGTTTACCTTGTTCCTGTTTCTTTTTACTGATCGGGCCCCACTCTAATTCAACTCCT